CTGTTCCCGAATGTTCTCATCGAGTTCAAGTAGTTCCTCAGACGTACAAATGTACATCATAGTAAAGTCCTGGTCAAGATCGAAGAATGCTAGCATCCACTCTCCCTTACGATATGGCATCAGCTGAACATTGATCTTGCTACTATAGATAGGCTTCATCCTAATTGTTCCTCCGCCGTGTAGTTGATCTGGACATTGCGTACTAGTTCCTGAATGTTTTCAGATACCCATTTTGGTAAGTAGTTATGGAGAGCATTCGCACCTTCCTCCATAGTCCACTCTGGTTTAAATTCGAATGAGAAATATGCATCGTCGAATGATACTTTAATATGAGCTTTCACGCCAACCTCTTTCGGTCTGTTCTAAAGGTGAGTCCAAAGAAGTCTTTGGTCCAGCCACTCATAATTTCCTCCGCCTCGATTACTTCCTTCTCGTTGTCTACGTTCAGCCACACTGAGTCATGTACCTGATTACAGATGTCGAATCCTTTCTCCCACAACAGGAGCATAGATCGTTTGACGATTTCAAATGCTCCGCCTTGGATTACTGCATTGAACGCTTTGTGAGTCTCGGATGCAAAGACGAAATGTCTCGTCCGATCTGACCACATGTCGATCTGCATATTTCCTTCTGCTACTGCCTGTGCTTCCTGCGCCTTACGGAAGATTTCCGGATAGGCTGCTTTATAAGCTTCGTGAATTGATTTAGCGGTCGCAAGGGACGTCCCGAGTTGCTTTTGGAGAACTCCTGGTCCGCCTCCGAATGACATGAGGTAGTTGATTGTCTTAGCTCGTTGACGGGTAATTGGGACGCCAGACTTAGCAGTAATGTCGTCCGCCACAAGCTGATGGAAATCTCCTTCACTTTCAAATAGAGATAGAAGTTGAACGGACTCTGCATATACCGCCTGTAATCTATACTCAATGGTCCGATAGTCAATTTCCCAAAGTTCCTTTCCAGGTTCAGGTAAAAACAACTTTTTGATACCAGCATCCTTGTATTCCTCTCTGGGAATCTGTTGCAAATTGGGGTTCTCACATGAGAGACGCCCTGTCTCGGTGCCATGCTGCTTGAAATTGGGGTGAAGCCTGGGATCATCCCTGGTAGTGAGTGCAAGATACGGTGTGAAATAGCTTGACAACTGCTTCATGATTTTTCTATACTCGTACACAAGGGCAGTGGTCGGATGACCCACCCCTTCGAGCCACGCTAAACTTACTTGTGGCTTTCCAGTAGGAGTACGAGATGGAACAGTTAAACCTAAACCAAAAGGTGGTTCTTGGAACAGTTTGGGATGCAGTAAAGATGATTTGGCTGGATCAAATCCCAGTTCCTGACGAATCTCTTGAAGTCGAGTCTCACACTGAGCCTGGAGAGTTGCACACAATTCCCGGTCAATCCGAATCCCTTTCTGCTCGATCTCTGCAAGAAGTAGCATAAAGGGCCGCTCAACGTCTGTCCAGAACTTTAGGTGTTTTTCTTCTGAAGCTTCAGTGAGCACACCTAAAAGTTCTGGTAGACGGCGAACGTCTTGGCAAGCATACTGCTCCATATAAACTGGCGGAGCTTTTTCCCAGCCGAATTGGATCAGAACGTCTCTCTCGACCTTCTTTTTCTCGTCTCCAAGATAACGCTTCAATACAGAGTCCAAATCGTGTCCATAGATGTGATTCTCGTTGATATACACCGAAAGCATCATCGTACACCACAAATTTTCAGTTGGTAAGTCAATTTGAGCACTCTTAAGAGTAAGATAATCAAATTTCATGTTGTGAGCGACGATTTTCCCACGAAAGTCGCTAAATAGGTCTGGCGGAACAACCAGATTGGTCGGTTCCATGCCTAGGTACGATTGATGACCTACAGGGATGTAATAAGCATCCTTATCGGTAGCAATTGCCAGTCCTAAGAGAAAACGTTCCCGATAGTTGTCTGTGAAGTTGGTTTCAGTGTCGATCCCAATGATTTTTGTCGAACTTAGGTCCTCCCGAATCTGGTTTATCTGGTTTTGCGTCTTTACTAGCATCCAATGAGTCCTTTCTCGTGAACCACAGGTGTTCGTCTCTTGAAATCATGACATTTGACTGCCAGGAGTTCAATCCCCTTTAAGTCTTCCCACAGCATGAGAACTGTATCCGATACTCGTCCGAAGTCGAATGAGTAAGCCAAATCGTCCAAACTTTTCGGCTTTTTGTTTCCCTCAGTAGCTTTTCGGTTGTGGTGAATGATTACTAATGCGACTCCATACCGACGCCTTATTTTCTTGGTCCACCGCATGATTCGCTTAGCTTCGGCGTTCATGTTATCAGCTGATTCGTCGAACAGTTCCGAAAGAGAGTCAATCATCACCACGCTAGCGCCACATTCCTCTATCATATCCTCGTACTTGACCAAAGTGCTCGGTTCATCAATGATTTGGTAATGAGGCATACTCTGCCACCAGAATTTCTGATGTGTAAGGATATACTTGATGCCAGCCTTGTCCATTTCGAGTGACATAAAGAAAATCTTGTGTGTCTGTGGAGAGAGCATACCCAAAAAGCGTTCACCTACAGTTAGGCAGTAAGCCAACTGATATGCAAGCTGTGACTTACCGATACCGGGCGCTGAGGACAACATAAGCTGCCCAGTAGTATGCAACCAGTTAGGTAGTATCCACGTTAATTCTTCTACGTAGTTGAGAATGTACTCAGGTGTATAAACGAGGATTTCTTCTTCAGCGAGATGCTTATGAATGGCAAAGTCGGCAATCTGACTAAGCCTAACTAACTGGTCTGAGCGCCCATCGTATTTCTTGATACGAGAGTCTACCTCTTTCAGCAACGAAACAATCTCTACGTGTGTGAGTCCTTCTTCGGCCAACTCATTAGCCACTCGGAAGATGAATGAGGAACGGTACGGCTCTACTGGAGCCTCCTTCCTAACCATCCTTATGAGCTTAAGCGGCAATTGATGGGCCTGTAGGATTGCACTGGTGGAGATTAAATCGGTAACTGTGAGTGTACTACTAGCGGGTGCAGCTACAGTTGGTATTGTGGCGAAATGTTCCTGTAGGTAATGTGTATCATTGGAGTGTGCTAATACAACAGGGAGATTGTGCTTGTGGTTGGTCGTTTCTGGTGGACGTAATAACTGTGTGGCGTCCCAGCCAGAACTGTCAGCTTGTAGGTAATACGTCAGGCGGCGGTTGATATCTTCCTGTACATTCAACGGAACGTTTCCGGTGCGCCAGTAACAGTGAAGATGGCTTGCGAAACTAGTCTGGACAATCATCGTAGGTTGTGGACAATTGTTGAAGTTGATCTTATCCAGACCATCAAACTCTACCCAATAGACCTGGGATTTCTTGACTGAATCCTTTGTTGCCCTCTTTTCCTTGTAGACGACTGGTGAGATATACACGTCACCTTGTGCGTTTCGTATGTGATCTAACAGGCGATCCCTATCTTCAGGAAAATTGAACCAGTTAGATTGCCACTCCGAATTAGTTTTGACGGGTGAGTATACATACCCTTCCAAGCCATCGAAGATCGTGGATACGTAAAGCTCAAGATCATTCATCAGGCTTCCAGAAATGACAAAACTCCCCTGGCTTTACGCCAGGGGAGTCTGTTTGTCAGAAGACGGAGTAGAAAGCTTCGGGAGAGAGTTTGGTCTTCTCTTGACCCGATGCGTTGGTGTAAGTCTCGTGAATCAGGTGTGCCCCTACACGCTCACCGATGAACAAATCTGGGTCTTCCAAATCCATCTCGGCTGATTCCAAGTCCTTACCGGTAAGTGCTTCGAAGAACAGCTTGGCTGCCCACGGATTCTCCAAATGCACCCAAAGGTTGTGGTACACTTTGATGTTGGGGAAATCGTCATCGTCCAAATTGAACGTGAGGGCGATGTTAAATCCCTTGGATCGTGAATCAGGGTTCTTGGCTTCCTTGATCTGGTAATCCGAAAGGATGAGAGTGTAAGTTCCCTCATCCGGCAGAGTCAGTTCCTTGGCGTTACCGAAGTTTACGTTTAGTGCCATTTCAGAACACTTCCTTCCTTTTTTTGTTAAGCGTTATACCGCTAACTGTGTTAGGGTGGATATTGAACCTAGCAGCAATCTCTTTGTACAATAGTTTTCTCTCAGCAGCTAGTTCTCGAATTTCGAGGACATCTTCTTTACTGAGTTTTGTATGTACTAAGAGGTTGTCTTTTACAGCATCTCGAATATTTTGCTTATGTGATCCGAGTTGCAGGTGGGTAATTTCGATGCAAGCTTTGTTGTTGCAGAGATGCATTACATCCTGTTTAGGATCAAGCTTTACATCATAATAGACAGCGTATACGTACCGATGTAACCTCCAGTGTTTACCTTTGTGTCGTTTCTTACACGGCACGTAGCCCGATGGCATCGGAGTCAGGTGGGATTCCTTGCAAGGTTTCTCTAATTTCAAATACGTTCCCCCAACTTGGTTGCTCCAGGTACATTTCCTGGATGTTTAACCGATTCTTTGCTTCGATGATACGGGTTCGGTTTAGATATAGCTTTCGCATTGACCCTTTCTGTGTGTTCTCACATGTGAGATATGCTACGACATTCACTAACCGAGAGACAGCTTGTTGAAGTCTTGGTGTAATGTCTGGTACGATTGTCTCAATTTTCCCCTCTCCGTCACGAAAGATTCTTTCGTGACCAATGATAACAACGTTGATTGGTGCAACTTGGAGGATTCCAAATAGGTCTGTGAAAACTTGGGTAGCGTACTTGTAATCTGCCTCCCAAAATTCGAACTTGTCTCTCTTACTTGCACGTTTCTCGGCTGCATTACGCATGTAGAAATCGAGTGCTGATGTAATCGTGTCAACGATAACAGTGTCAACATCAGGATCGGCCACTGCCTTCTTGACATATCTAATTAGTGCATCAATTGAATCCGGTCTTATTACTGGGATGTGTTGGTATTCGGGCCAGTGTCTAAGAGTCTCTGTGCTTGACTCGAAGTCAAACCAAACAGGCTTAGGAGCATCTGCGCAAAATCGAGTTTTGCCACTTCCAGGCTGCCCGTATATAAGAGCCTTAACATACTGATCGGTATCCTGTACTGGTGTAAATCCGTCCATCTTTATCCTTTACTACTGGGGATTTCCCTGCTTGATCCTTTGGCAACAAAGCATTGATAAGTTGTGAAGCTTTCCTTGGTCCCAACAAATTCCTCCTCTCTAAAAAATCCATTGCCTTCCCCGACGACGACCTTCTTTACAGTACCGTCGCTGAACCGGACGATGAAGTGTTCAATCGGCTTCGTCATCTTGGGTGTGACTCTCGGTAAAGTTGGCATGACGCCTTGCACTATCTCGTTTCTTGAAATTGTTAGCCAGCACGATGCTGGTATCAATCCCCTTGCGAGA